CGGCCACGTAGTCGTAGCCGCGTACCATAAACTGTACCAGGTGCTTAGGCGAGGTGTTGGAGGAAGTGCTATCAGCCGAAACGGCAAAGTTAATTTCGCTAGATACCACCGGGGCGACGTTAATAATACGCCAGGTTTCTTTATACGTTTGCCCTCCGGCGGTAAAAGTTACCTCTTTGCCGCGTTGTTCGCTCCGTACGTTAAAAGTGCCCGCGCTTTGGCTCGGCGTTAAAATAATGTTATCGTTGGCGGTACTATTGCCGAGTGCACCCTCAATGTTGTGGCCCAAAATAGCAATAGAGGTAATCACCACCGCAGAGGGGAACGTGTAAGAAAAGCCGCCGTGGTCTTGGTCGGTGTTGTTCACCATAGAAAACACGGTTGTATTTTTTCCGTCAAGCACTTTCCAAAAGTCGGCCTGTAAAGACGAGTACGTGCCGGACGGTGCCGTGCCACTTGTAAAAGTGGGTATGCACGACTTATATTCCCGGCCCGTAGAAAAATAGGCCTCTAAGTTTTTGGTATCGTTGACAAGTTCGGCCTCTACTTTTAAGGGGCTCACGTACTGGGTGATTTTGTAGAAAATACCTACTTCCTGTTCCTCACAGTCCAGGCGCAAGTAACAGCGTCCGTTGGTTACGGTCGGTTGTACGCGGATCCACCACAAACCCGCCGGGATAGATACCACGTCGTTAGCGTTAAAACTATTTACGTCCTGGTCGGCGGCCTGGTCGTGGTACATAATACTACTAATCGTGTGTAACGTCATCCACGAGTTTGCGTCGTTGGGGTCGGCGGAGTATTGTATTTCTACTTTACCGCCCCAGGTGCCTGTTGTTTGTACGATCATTTCCCCGGTCATCAGCATAGCACTACTGGTGCTTTGGCTTTGCGCGGTGTATTGCGGCGAGAAGTTGACGGCTTTTAAGCGGTGTTTAATTTTCCACCAGGCCCCCACATCGCCCTCGGCAAACAAATCATTTTCGCACGTTAAGTAAAACTTTCCGGCCGTGCTGTTATAGCACGCGGAAATTTTAAGTGCCTCGTCGCTGTTTTCGCGGTTAAGCGGGCCGTATAAAAATACATAATCGCCAAATTTCCAGTCGGTGTGCCCGTAGCGTTCTAATTGTTTAGGGCGTTTTCCGTTACGGGCAAAATACATTACATCGGCCGACTGGCAGTAATATAAATCTTTCAGTTCGCCCTCCTCTAAATCGGTTTCCACTTCGTACACTAAATCGTGTTCGTCTAACAGTTGGCCGTTGGAATTGTAAAAGCGTACATAGCCCGCGCCTACCTCTAAGGCATAGGCCTGGGTTTTGGAAAACACAAACGGCAAGAGCCGGGCCCGTTTGGACTTGTACCCGGTTTTGGTTACGGTGCGGGTGGTATCGGCCGAAGTCATACGCAGTAGCGTACCCGTGGACGGCACGGAGGTATCGGCGTAGTCAATGGTGGGCGGGTTACTGGTTAAATCCACGCCCGTAATAGACACGGTGGACGAGGCAGTTGTTTCACTGTTTTTATAAACCGGGGAGCCGACAGCGGGTGTAGCGGTTTCGGTGTAAAGCGTTAAGGAATAGCCGGACACGCCCCATGCGTAAAGCGTTACTTCCTCCTCATAGGTGTAGGCAAATTTCTTTACCGGGGCCAGCATAAGCGTACCGGGTCTATTAGCCACGCCGCCTTGCGGTTGTACGTAATAGTTCACGCACTCGCGTAGCCAGGTAGAAAATTTCTGTTGGTCTATGCGGTGCCACAGCCCGGGGGCGGCCACGCCTCCGTTGAGCGTTGGTTGTAATAAATGTACAGGCATTAGCGCGCCTCCAAAAAAGCACTGGGTTTTTCCGGCACTTCAAACTGCTCAATTTTATTCGTTTGCCGGGCCTCGTCTAACTTGCTTTGATATTTGGAAAGCATTAGTTGCGCCAGGTTGCTATCACCCGCAAGCGGTACGGCCAGTTCCGCGGCTAACAGGAGCGCGAAACACGCCACAAAGGCCGGGTCAAACAAAACAGTATTATCCACGTCGGCCACATATAAGGCCTTAGCGTTTTCGTACGGGCACGCGATCAGTTTGTTGCCCTGGTCGTCGTTGAAAAGGTGGTAGGGGAGTTGGTGGTGTAGCGGGATGCCCTCATAAGAAATTTTCTTAATAAATAAATTATCGGCGGGCAAGGCAAACACAAAGGGTAAATTTACCGACGGGCTTTCTACGGTACTGGCGGCCAGGTCGGCCCAGCGTAAAGAAAAAGCCCAGTCGTGCGCGCGCAGTAAATTACGGCGCACAAAATCGTACATTAAGTTCGCAGTACGTGCGGTTTGTGTTTCCTCGGTAGGCGAGGAAATGAGTTTTTGGCCGAGGTTAGCCAGGGCCAAATTGATAATAGAAGTTTTAGAAATATCGTTTGCCATAATTCCCCTGTTATCCCCGCCGGGGGAGAATTGCCCGGCGGGGTTTTGGTTTCACCTTATTTGATAAGGCCAATACCCGGGTTGTCGGTGATATAAGCACTGATTTTCCCAGTAGTGGCGTTAGAGCCCGCAACAGTGTAGTACATGCGTACATACTTTTTGAGCCCCAACGGCAACGGTACCACGGCCGTCATCCCGGAGGTCAAAGAGGCCACGGGATAGGTCGGTAAGGTCATTACCGTTTCGGCAGACGAAAAGTTAGACGCATCGTCTGTTTGCACGGACGGGGTTACGCTCGTGCAGGTGGCAAAATCCGCGTTCACTTGTAATACAACAAACAAGCGGCGGGGCGTATCGCCACCGTTGAATTGGGCCGCGTTGGTAGAGGCCGCAGATGCGGTTACGGCTTGTTCCGTAGAAAGTTCTAATGTCTTATCTAACATATTCTCTTTCCTCCTTAGTTACCGACCAGGGCCTCAGTGTCGGTGATCGCGTCGCAGACGTGTACGGGGATTTCGTCCACGTGCAAGACAGGCAACGCACCCGGTTGGCCGGGGGTATAGTTGACGTTGGCTTTGGCACCCAGTTGTTTGCGCAGAGCCGCTTTGATGGTGCGGTTCATATAGAACACGGGTTTGCCGACGTTCAAGGACTGGATGCGTTCCTCTAATTCTTGCATTAAGGAATAGATGTTGACGTTATCCAAGTCGGTCGTTTTGATGTTGCAGATACGGCCAGCAAAACGCCAGTCCTGTACGGCTACACCGACTTTCCACTCAAAGTATTCTTTGTAGGCCGGAAATTCGTTGCCGTCAGCATCGCGGTGGTTGACTAAACCGAAGTCCTGGCGAGAAATACCCGCTTTGGATCCTTTGGGATAGAAACCGAACACTTTGTCATAATCCCACACTACCAAGTAGATGGAGGAGTTGACGCTCGCGGTGGACGATCCGCCGTGTACTACGTTACGTGCGGTTTCGCCGTTGGTTTTGTGGTTGAAGTATTCGGCCAAGCCGACGCATTTTTTGAGTTCGTTGCTCTTGCCGTGGATTAAGGCATCGGCTACGCTGTTAGACAGCCCAGCGACGATGGCTTTTGCCTGGCCGGAGCGAACGGCATCTACGTGGCCGCCCTTTTCGGCGATCAGTTTATCTACCACGCTGTAAGCACCAATGGTGCCGGGGCGGGCGATCACTACTTTGGAAGTACCTTTTTCGGCGGGTACACCCTCATAGGCCTTACGCCAGGCCCCGGAGGGGATGCCAGTGCGTACGGCGTATTCGTGGCCATCGTCAAGGTTGCTTTCTTTGAAAGGCATATCCCCGATGATGTCGTTGGTTTGCGACAACACTTCCGCAATCGCTAACTCTTGCCCGGACGGGTCAAATTGAGCGGCGGCATCGCGGAGGTTGTACATTTTGTCAGCAATAATTGCCATGTTGTTTTACCTCGTTATTGTTTAGAACGGCCATACAGGGCTTGCGCAAAAGACACGTCGCCCGTTGCATTACCGTTAGAGCCCGCCGATGTATCTTCTTTCATCAGTGAGCCCGCTTGATAGAACGCCTTAACCATAAGGGGATGGTTTCCTAGCCCCGTTTGGTCTAACAGGGTACGTAGTTCGTTGCCGCCAAGTTTGTCTATCGCCCTTGCGCAAGTGGCCATAACGATAGGTAACTTGTCGCCATGTTCCTGTTTCACCTGTTCTTGCCAGGCGGCGGCAGCGGCCGCGGCTCCGGCAGATAAGCGTTCCGCCTCAAAGTCCAAAATACGCTGTGCGTCCTCGGGCTTTAAGTTCATTGTTTTGGCCAATTCTTTGTATTTGGCCATTTCTTGTGCGTCCACCGCGGCACCGTCCGGCAAGGTTAAATCCTTGTACGGGTCTTGCGGTGGTTGCGTTTGTTGTCCGTCGCCGGGTTGTTGTTGCTTGCCGCCGTCCGGGTTGTTGTCAGCGGAGCCGACAGCGGCTTTTGCATCATCCGCTTTGGCTCCCCCAAGCAAAGATTTATTTTCCGCCTTACCGTTATCGGCGGGTGGGTTGTCCGTACCTTTGGGCGGCTCGGTTGCGGCCGGGGGTTGTCCTCCGGCGGGTGGTGTATCAGTTCCGCCATTAGCGGGGTTAGTAGCCGGGGGTGTTCCGGCACTTCCCGCGTCGGCCGGGGCTCCGGCCTGTTCCATTAACATACGGACGAGTTTGTACGTTTTCATTAGTCATCCTCCACATTATCTAGGTCTTTTTGGTACTGCTTAATTTCCGCCTCATATTCCTGTTTCATTTGTTCATACGCGGCGGGGTTGGCTTTGCGCACAGCGTCCTCAATAAAGTTCGCCATAGCGCGCATCGCACAGTTATAAGAAGTGGCGTGCGGGTCGCCCGGTACAAAGGCGTTTTGCCGATGCCCCAGGGCTCTAAGTAACGACCAAATTACACGCCGCCCCTCCACCAAATTGAGCACACGTTGCCAGTCGTTATTAGAACGCTTTTCAATAGCGCGTGTGGTTTTTTGTTGAAATTCCGCTTTGCTACTCATTGACTACGCCTCCTTGTTGGGCCACTACGTCTAAGGCACTGCCGGTATTAAGCGGCGTGTCTGCTAAGGTTTTGGCACTTTGTACGGCCTGGGCTATTTGTGCCTGTTGGGCCAGGGCGGCTTGTTGTTCGGCTCTATCCTGGCGGGCGGCTTGTACTTCCTCCTCCGGCCGTATCATTTTGGGCGTGGCACCGATCGCGGTTAAGCCCTCGCGCAGTGCGCCGTCAAAGTCCACTACGTCTAACACGTCGGCTTGCGCGGCGGCCGCTTGTATTTGTGCCAGTTCGGCGGCAAATTGCGCCCCTTGCCGGATAGAGTTTAGCCCTGTGGCTTTTTGTGCCTGGGCGATCATAGAGATATAAGACACGTTAATATCGCGGCCTTGTATTTCGTCCGGCGGAGGCGGTAAAATTCCGGCGCGTTGGCAAATGTTAAAAGTGCGCTCAATAAGCGGGTCTAAGAGTTCGTTTTTAAGGCGTTCCAAAACCGGGCCTAGCATCATCATTTTTTCTTGTGTGCGTTCGGCCACTTCGGTAGCGGTCATTTTGCCCGCGTCAATGTTGGAAATCATTAAGAACATATCCGCGAAAAACTGCTCGCTAATGCGTTGGCGGGTTTGCTCTATGGAGTATTCCAAACTTTTGAGGTCGGGGTTGACTTGATAAACTGGTTTTACCGCGCTGTCGGTAATATCCCCGTAGCGGGTAACGCCGCCGGGCAAGAGGTTAATTTCGCCTTGCACTTTGTTAGATACCATAAGCGGCGGGTCAATGCTTTTATCCAGGGCCTCTAACTTTTTCTTTTGCATCTTTTGGAGCATTTTAACGTCGCCTAAGGCCGTCCACCCGGGGCCGCGGCCGTAGGTATCGTTAGGGCGTTTAACTTCCCAGCGGCTTGCGATCACCGGGAAATCGTTATATCCGCTTACGCGCAAAAAGCGGTCTTGCCCGCCCATCCAGTACACGCTGATAAAGGGCATATTTTTATTGTCAATAGCACGCGGGTCGCGGTCGCGGTTAGGCATAATGAGGTGGCGCACCTTGTAGGTGTTGGTGTATTTTCTATCGTTGTATTGTTGGCGTATGCTTTCGGGTACGTTTTCAATACCAAACTCGCCCACCAGTTGAGCAACCGTCATGTAAAACTCGCGGCCGTAGGTGTCAATTTTTCCGTGCGCGTCGTGCGCAAGCATAAACTCGCCGATCGTAAGCGGGCGGCAGTGGATGACGGTTTCGTAATCCTCCTCCACAATAAACGCCCCGGTGCAGAAAACGGCCATTTCCTCGTAAAAGTTACGCAATACGGCGTAGAGGTTGGACTTTGCAAATACCCGCTCAATAACCTGTTTCACATCGTAGAGCCAGCGTTTTACGGCGTTGGACTGTACTTGTTGCGGGCCGTCTATGGTCAGTTCAAACCAGGAGCGCGACGGCGAGGTTAAGCCGGACATCATCCCGGCCGACAAAATAGCCACGGCACGGGCGGCGGTGCTGTCTAAAATAGTTTTGTGGTCAATTTTTTGGCCCTGTTTATTTTTCGCGTCATCGTCAAAACTGCCGGAGGTGGGGGCCAAGTAGCGGGCTAATTCTTTCCACGCGCTCACCCACAAATCATATTCGGCGCGTAACTGAGTAAAAACCTGGTTTGCGTTTGAAATGTTCATAGTTACCCCAATGTAGTACGGCTTGCAGTTTGTCCGGCAAGCGAAGTCGCGGCGGTGTTGGGCGTACCCAGTGCCCCGGTGCGGCTAGTTAGCACGGTGTTATTGTTTGCCACGGCCGTGCGGCGTTTGCGTTCCTCATCGGCGGCGGCCATATCGGTACGGCTCGTTTGTTCTTTACCCTTAGCGGCCAAGAGTGCTTTTTCCTTTTGCTCGGTTTGCTCTTGCACTTCCTCCTGTTTGCGTTGGGCTTTTCGTTGGTCGTGTGCGTTTTTGGCACTTAACCCAACGGACGCG